CGGCTGCGCTGATGGCGCGGATCAAGCGGTCCATGTGGTCGGGGTGGCTCACGACGTAGACCTTCACGGTACGGACGTAGGGCCGCTTGGGCTTCTCAGTGCTCATTTCTTGCTTTCCGCGAGACGCCGCAGCGCCTCGACTTGAGTGCCGACCTGCTGCAGGAAAGACGTAACCTTGGCTTCCAGGTCGGCAATGAAGCCAGGGTCACGGTTGATCCGCTGAATGTGCAACTGCAGTTCAACGGGCATCCGGGGATCGAAACTCACGAAATCGCACCATTGGCGGCCGGTAATCCAGAGTTGCCCCTGCACCTGTGCGGCGTGCTCTGACGGCATGCCGTTGAGCAGCGTTTCAATGTGGACGGCGCTGTTGTAAGGGCACTTGATCTCGATCAGCCCGTCCCAGTCCACCAAGCCGTCAGGCGAGCAGCCCGCCAGCAGGGTGTCGTGGGCGATGAAGCCCGTCTCCTCAACGCTGATGCCGGTGACGCGCTCGTAGGCTGCGCGCGCTGCGGGTTCCTGCTCGGTGCCCCATTGCATGGCGGCGGTGGCGTAACGCTGCACCGGCTGCTGCGTCAGGCGCTCGACGACCAGTTCGGTGAGATAGTCCAGTTGCGCCTGCATAGGGTCGCCGGGCAGGTTGTCCTTTTTCTGCTTTTCCGTCTGCTTCTTGGTAGCAATGGCGTCCTTGAACCGGGACGCGGTGGCTTTGCCGATGCGGGCGGCGTACCAGTCCGCATCGCGCTGGGTGGCGGTTTCGAGGATCACGTTGCTTCTCCAGGCGGCGGGAGCCGCTTTTGTTGTCTGTCAGATGATGGAACAGAAAACTCTTTTATTGCATCCTGAAAATCCCTAGTCAACACATTTACGAGGCGGCGCTGAACCGCCTGCTTGTGGCAAAGAATCGGATCTTCAGTCACCACGCGGTCGCCGCGACGCGCCGAGCGCAGAATCTTTCGCATTCCGACCTTGCTGCCAACAATGCCGATATCAACGCGCTCCTGCGCGTTCAGGGCGCGGTAGCCGACGCCGTGAACCGATCCGAGATCGACATCGTGGCGGTCCAGCAGCGTCTTTCGCCAAGCGGCGATTACGGTTCGGTAGCGGTGGCCGCCGATCTCGACGCCCAGCACATCGGCCACGGCTTCGTGCGTCACCTCCCAGCCCACGGGCGGGGCGCCGAACGCATCCAGCAGTTTGCGGACATCGGCCCCTGTCGGGGAGCCGTTGAACATGACGCCCTTCATTTCACAGGCTCCTGACGGTGGCCTTGAACATGCCCCAGCTTCCGGGCGTCTTTGAGCCGGGGCGCCAGTCGCCAAGCCCCTTGTACCGACCGGCCAGCGTCAGCACCTCGGTCAGCACGCGGTCGGTGATCTGCTCGTCCCAGACGTTGATCGTGCCGCGCAGCGTCCAGCGGTCGAAGCACGGGCGCACGCGGATGTGCTTGGCCGCGCCGATCTTGGCGCGCTTGACATGCAGCTTGAAGCCAAGCTCGATGGCCTTGGCTCGGTGCGACGCGAAATCCTTGACCTGCATCAGCGGCCTGATCTCTGACATCGGCACGGTCTTGCCGTCAATGGTCAGCGGCCAGAACGGCTCGGCAACCATCATGCCGGATTGGGTCTGGCTCTTGAACGTCTTGTTGCCCTTGGCGCCAGGCACCGGCACCATGCTGCCGCCCTCCATGATGCAGCGCATCAGGTTGTCTGACGGCATCGCCACCACGTTATCGTCGTGGTAGGTGCTGCCGATCCAGCGGAAGGCTGGGCTTCGGTCGTCGCCGGCCTTGCTGATCTTCTTGTTGGCCGCATCGGCCTTCCATTCGTCCATCATGTCGGACCACTCAATGTTGTCCTGATGCATGAGAAGCGGCGTGTCGCCGACGATCTCGATTTCGTATTGCTTCATTTCGTTGCCCCAGTTGATGATGATGCGCAATTGCGCCCTTGCCGCGCCGAGCTATGCCGTGCCCTGCCTTGCCGCGCAAAGCCTAGCCTCGTTTTGGTGTTACCACCGGGTAACGCGCCACAGACGCGCTGCCCGCTGTAAACAGCCCTTGCCGAACCGAGCCGGACCCGGCCGTGCCCTGCCCTGCCAAGCCTGGCCTGACCGCGCCGGGCCTGACCACGTCGGTGCAACAGCACCGGGAGAGGCGGCACGCCGCCCTACCCGCTGCATTCGCAGCCCTTGCCTTGCCCAGCCAAGCCACGCCGTGCCAGGCGCTGGCCGCGCCCTACCCAGCCCTGCCAAACTTAGCCTAGCCGCTCCTCGTCAATGATTGAAATCTGCTCGGGCTTGCCCTCGCTGGCAGGAAACAACGCGATATTGGTCTCGCGGCCGTCGGCATCCGTCAGGATGATGTGCCGCCAGGTGTAGCCCTCAGCGCTGATGCGACGGTCGGCGCGCACGCTGACGATCTGGTGGATGTGGATAGTGGTCATCTCAAATCTCCCAGTCATACGGGTCAGAATCGGGCTCGCTGCAGGCGAACATCGCGTCTGCGATCTTCTGAATGCGGTGCTCGTTATCTCGCAGGAATCGGTTCTGCAACTCAAACCGAGCCGCATCGGCCTGCGCCCGTGTGCCGGCGAACAGGCACGCCAGCAGAACGTCAGCGTGAGCCGCGGCCATGTCCTCCTCGCGGACGTTCACGACGTCGAACGCGGCACCCTCGCGGGCTTGCGAAACAACCGAAAACCACAGTTGCCAGTCTGCTGGGCAAGCCAGCAGATGGTCGCGGGCTTCCGCTTCGTGCGGGTGATCTCCGTTGTAGCCGGCGGGATACGTGGGCCACGTGGCTTCATCGCCCGGGCCGTAGGTTGTCGTGTACATTGTCTGGACTCCTGTGTCGCGCTCGCATCGGCGCCGACGCATCATGCCACTTTGTGCCGCTCTGCGCCTATTGTTGACAGAATTGCGGGGTCATTCTGCGCCGGTTGACTGCCGGCAGTCGGCGGGCTGACACTTGCGGCCCCGACAGGAGGACAACGTGACCCCCCGACAACGCGACACATTGAACATCGTCATGAACTATCAGCCGGTGACGACGGCAAACGTGGCCGCCCACTTGGGCGTGCAGAAGAACGCCGCCAACAGATACCTGCTGCATCTGAAGCAAGCCGGTTTCGTGGTCGCGGACGCGATCAACAAAAACAACGTCTGGTATCGGGCGACGCGCCAAGCGGAGGTAGGCGCGACCGCGCGGCAGGCGTATGAGCAGGCGCCGTCAGTCTGGGCGTATGCGGCGCGGTGCGCCGCGCAAGGGGCGAAGCGATGAGAGGCCGCCGCACCCTGCGCGAGGTCATGCAAGACCACCAACGCAGCGAGGACACTCTCGCCGCCATCTGGGGCAAGCCGCGGCGTGAACTGCCGATCCCGCCCGAGCCCCCGAAACGCGCCCCAGCGAAGCCCAGCGGCGAGCCGTCAGAGGCGCAGATCCTGAGGGCGATCTTGGCGCTGCTGCGGCATCATCCGAAGGTTGCCAGCCACTGGCGGCAGAATTCCGGCACCTTCGCGGAGCGCAACCGGGACGGCTCGACGCGGTACATCCGTGCGAACACCGCTCGCGGCATGAGCGACATCATGGGCGTCCTGAAAGACGGCCGCACGCTAGCTATTGAGGTCAAGTCACGCACCGGGCGCATGCGCCCCGGGCAGGAGGAATTCCTGCAGACGATCCGGCAGGCCGGGGGCGTGGCTGGGGTTTGCCGCAGTGTGGACGATGCCGTCAGGCTGTTGGAGGGGGCATGACCCGCACAGTTTCGTGGTTTTCTTGTGGCGCCGCATCTGCGGTGGCAACTAAACTGTCGGAGCCGGACGTTATTGCATATTGCGATACCGGCAGCGAGGATTTTGACAATGCTCGTTTTATGCTGGATTGCGAGCGCTGGTTCGGCATGAGCGTCACGAAACTCAAAAACGAAAAGTGGCAAGACACCTGGGATGTCTGGGAAAAGAGAAAGTTTTTGAGCGGAATCAGCGGGGCACCATGCACCAGTGAACTGAAGGTTGTGCCTCGACTTGCCTTCCAGAAGCCTGACGACATTCACGTTTTTGGCTATACCGCAGACGCAAGCGATGTAAAGCGGGCAAAGGTTCTCCGGGAAAACTGGCCCGATATGAAGATTTCTACGCCGCTGATCGACAGGGGAATCACAAAGGCCGGGTGCCTATCTATGATTCTGAGCGCCGGCATCCAGCCGCCAAGGGTGTATGCAATGGGCTTCCCGAATGCCAACTGCATTCCGTGCGTTAAGGCCACAAGTCCTGCATATTGGGCCTTGGTAAGAAAAGAGTTTCCGATTCAATTCCGCAGAATGTCGGAAATGTCTCGCGCACTTGGTGCGAAATTGACGCGCATTAATGATGAGCGCATTTTCACTGACGAAATACCCGCAAATCATGCAGTCACAGAGGCCATCGCACCTGAGTGCGACTTTCTGTGTTCGCTGGCAGAGCAGGAATTCAATGAATCGGAGGCGACGTGAGAAAACGCTCCTCCTACCGCCCCCGCGGCATAAACCCAACCGCGCACCTGATGGCAATCACAGGCGCCGCCCTACTCAGCCGCGACGACCGCACCGTCTGGGCACTGCAGATGTACGACGCACTCGACGCAGTGGCCAAGGGCAAGGCCCAGCGCCAGCAGTGGGGCACGATCTTCGATGCCGTGAATCTGGCGGAGGAGCTCTGCCGCATGGGCCTGGCATCCGACCCTGACGGCGTGATCGCAGACGCACAGGCAGCCTGCGCAGAGATCATCCGCCGGCAGCAGGCGACGGGCACGCG